TAGTCTATGTAATCTTGTGTCGGGTTTCCGATGGCGTAACGCCTGCAGCATCCTCAAGTCGCGATGGCCAACCGCGCAAGGCTTCGGCCGCTTCAAGCTTCACGAAAGACGAGCATGCCGCTGCGTCAAGATCAAGCGCAATATCCATCGCAGTGCGTTTGCTCATCTTGTATTCCTCTTCATACGCGTCCGCTGCAGCATCAAAGCTCCCCTGGTTTATGTGTAGGCACCCCAGTGGATTTTCTTCTTCATCCTGCAATTTTTTTATCCAATCTGTATCACTCCATCCCGTTGGGGTTGGTTGGCGTTTGGTCATGGTTTGGTAGCTCATTTCGCTGACCCCGCGCGGATAAGGTATGCGGCCTCTTCGCGAGATAAAGACTTTTCACATATTCGAGCGCACGCCTCACTCTTTGCAATCCTCGCCTGCTCAATCAGCGCATCCACTTCGCTGATCGTGTCAAGCCATGCAGCCACCTGCGACTCTGCGTCTTCGCACGCCTTTTCTACGCCGTGCTCGGCTGCGTACTGGCCTCCGTCGCGGTGGATTCTGGCGAGCAGGTCGTAGATGTGGTGGCGCTCGCGCTTGAGGCGATCAATCTCGTCGTGCTGCTTGCGCAAAGCTTCGGCCGCTTCCAGTTTCACGAAAGACGAGCAGGACGCTGCGTCAAGATCAAGCGCAATCTCCAGTGCTGTTCTTTCTCTCATACCATCAACCATTTTGATTACCTCATCCGATGTACGGTTGTCGTGCCGCAGGCGTGCTGTGTGATTTCCTTGATGCCGGTCGCTGTTGTGATGCAAAGACCGTCCGTTTCCGGCTCGACTGTTTCTTCTTCTGGCTGCTGCCTGCGATGATGGCTATGCTTTTTCCCTGTCCTCGCCAAGCTTTGCGCCTGCTTGATAAGCTCCGCCGTTTTGCGGACACCGTGGTATTTCGCCCGGCTTCTAAGCTGCGATTCCGATAGTCCAAACATCTTGCACAAGATCGTGTTCATGGTCACCGGGTACAGCTTTTTGAATTTCGTCACTTCGTCGGGGGTGAAAAAAGATTTTTTCATGAGACATCCTCGAACAGATCGGCTGTAGTCCTCAATGCGTTTGCAAGGTTGCGAGATGCTTGCCGAAAATAACTGCCTTTAAGTTCGACGCCTACGAACTTTCGCCCCATTTGCAGCGCGACGTGTCCCTCGCTTCCGATTCCGGCGAAAGGGGATAGCACAACGTCTCCCGGATTGGTCCAAAGATCGATGCCTCTCCGAACGACCTCAAGCTGCAGCGGGCAGATGTGCCGCTCGTCGTCGTGCTCGCGCGCGCTCTGATATTGCAGCGTGTCTGACGGGTCAATGTCCATCCATACCGGGCTGGCGATCTTCTGCCAGCGGCTTACCGGATAGCTGTCGTGAGTGTGCTTCACTCGGTCAATTTGTTCTCCCGGAGCGCGCATCGTGATGAGGTAGTCTGGCAGCCCTTGCCGGCACATCGCCGAGTTTTCCCGCACCGATTTGTGCAGCAATCCGAGTGCTTTGGTGCGCTGCATTTGCGTCACCGGGTCTTTCCAGATGACTACCTCTGCGTGGTAAATGAATCCTTTCGCCTGAAATGCCCGGATCAGATCTCCGCGAAAATCCTTCAGTCCGATGTAACCGTCGCGCTCTTTGCTGGCAGGAAACTGCATGCAGTGAAACGAGACATTCCGGCCCGGCTTGATCACGCGCAGCAGTTCGTTAATCAAATAGCCGAAGTGCTCAAGAAACTCGCCATGCGTCCGGCAGTTGCCCATGTCGCGAGGGCTGTTGCTGTACGTGTAGAGGCTGGCAAACGGAGGGGAGAAAATGCTGTAGTCAATCGCATGCGACGGCAGGCCGGAAAGCGTCTCGACGCAATCGCCGTGTATGAGCGTGTAGTTTTCGCCAGATGCTTGTTGCAGGCAGTTCATGATGCAAACTCCAAAAATGATGGGATAGAGATCCGGCGATCTGGCCGATAAATGTTGGTGTCTTTGATTGCGCCAAGCACGGATTCACGGACTGCGGCAAGCGTTTCGGCAGCCATCGAGGTTGCCATCTCCTCTGCTGCAGCCTGCTTGCGCCTGATATTCGCCACAACGGCGCCGTCCTGATTGCTGGCGAATACATGGATATTGACCTCACGCATCTGACCGAAACGCCATGATCGGCGCACGGCCTGATAAAAGCCCTCATAGCTATCATTGATGCCGACGAACGCTTGATTGGCGCAGTGCTGCCAGTTCATTCCCCATCCGCAAATCTTCTGCTTGCTGACAAGGACGCGCGCGCGTCCTGCTGCAAAATCGACCATCCGGCGCTCTTTGGTGTCGTTGTCGTCGGCGCCAGCAACTTGCACAGATCCGGCAATGGCTCGCTCCAGCATATTGCCCTCGTCGTTCATATCGCACCAGACAACCCACGGCTCTGCGCTCGCATTGACCAGATCGGCGCAAACCTGAACGCGCTGCGCCATGCTGTCGCGGCGAGCCTGCCGTCGTTCCGTGAGCGTCTGCGCCTCTGCTGCGAACAGGCCATGCAGCGGGTTGTGCTCAATCTCGACAACGTGCTGGTGGATCGTCAGCGGCGGCAGTTCGTATGCGCTGGCATCGTGGCCGAGATCCGCAGGGCTGCGGATCATTGCGCCCCAACTGGCAATCCACCGCCAGAACACGGCGCGCGCATGGCCTTTCAGGCGCCAGACCGACGTATTGCCGCCGTCATGAACGAAGAATTCAGCAAGCATTTCCGACCGGCTGCGCACCCCGAGGAATTCAGCGTGCGTGCCCAGCTCGGTCCAATCGTTTGGGCTTGGCGTCGCCGTGCAGCACAGCTTGTATGGCGTATCCGCAAAGGCGTCCGTCAGCATCGCCAGCGTCTTGCTCGCGTGATGCTTGATGATGCTCGACTCGTCCAAAGCGACGCCGGAAAACTTGCGCATGTCAAACTTGTGCAAACGGTCGTAGTTCGTGATGTTGATGCCCGGCAGCACGTCCGATTCCTCTCGGCAGTGCGTTACCGTGATGCCCATCAGCAGGCCCTCGGCGACGAACTGCTGCGCCACCGCCAGCGGGCAGAGGATGATTACCATGCATCCGGTGTGCGCAACAACGGCATCAGCCCATGCAATGGCCATGCGCATCTTGCCGAGGCCGGTATCGGCGAAGATGGCTGCGCGGCCACGGCGCAATGCCCATCTCGTGAGATCCGCTTGGTGCGGAAACAGCGCATAGTCACGCAGCGGAGCATCAATGCCGGCGCTGGATATGATGCCGAGTTTTCCGGCGATAAACGACTCGTAACTCATGCCGTGCACTCCTGCGTCTCAACAATGCCGAGTGACTCCAACTCGATCTGGATTTGCTCCGTCTTGCTGTAGTCGATCATGCGGCCGCGCGGGATGCGCAGATAGGCCTGGTAGCAGGCGTCTGTGCAGGCCATCGCGCGCGCGATGTGCGGCTCTTGCAGCATGAATCCGTATTTGAGATTGCGGTACAGGATCACCATCGGCTTGAGATCGATCGCGAGCTTCTCGCCGGCAATAATCCGCTTCCAGCAGCAGATCCAGCCATCGAGCGCCGGGCAGACTTCGAGCAGCTCGTTGCTCTCCCAGGCGCGCATCACTGGCCGGCCCTGGACGGCATCTATGCTGCCGGTGGCCATCTGCTGGAGAAAGGCAAAGATTGGTTCGAAGGTGCGCCAGGCATGCACCGGGTGCGGTGGCAGGTGCATCGGCGCCTGTGCGGTTTTTTTGCGGTTGTGGCGGTGGCGCGGGCGTTGTGATGTGGGCATTTTTAGTGGTTGTCTGGGTTTGTGGGGTTATGCGGCTCGAACATATCTGCGATCACAGCCCCCGCGCGCCGCTGCTTACCGCTGCGTTAAGGGTCTTCTCCCGTGCGCGTCTTGCTTGCTGCGCCAGACTCCTGTTGCGGTGCTCTCTCCTACGCTTTGCCGCGATCACCTCCGGGTCTTTGCATCCGCGCCCATCAGCGCACCAGATGCTTAGGCCGTCGTAGTAGCACTGCACCACGCAGTCCTTCGCCGTCAGCGCCGCCCCGCAGCAGTGAGTGCATAGCGGTTGTTCTGGATCGAACCCCATTTGCATCGGCTCACCGCTGTGTGTGTCCGTCCAGTTCGTTGCAGGCTGCATCTTTTCGGTGTAGATGTGCATTCGACCCCCAACCCGTCAGTCGAGAGGGAGCTTCGCCAAAAGCGGCTCAGCCCCCTCACTTTTTGCGTTATGCTCCAGCTGCAGGTCAACGCTGGTACTGTCGCTTGGCACAAAATCTTTCTGAATCGCCTGCATTGCCTTTGTCGATTGCTGCACCCATGCAAGCACCCGCAGCGGGTCAATGCTTACATTGCGTGCGCCGTTTGTGCCCACGCTCAACAACTTGCCGCGCGGAAATCGAGGCGGCCAGGAATAGCCTTTCTGCAGACTCAGCGTGATGTTCTGGCCAGCTATTAAGGCTTGCGTGCAAACTAAGCAAAGCGTCGATACGTTCATGATCCTGATCCGGTTTGGCGCCGACGCTTTTCGGCCCGTCTCTGGCGTTTTGCTTCGGCTGCCGCGATCGCATCGGCATCTGCGGTCGTCGATCCTCTTGCTGGTGGTAGCGACGGCGCAAGCCCGTTGCTTTTGCTTTGCTCGCGGATTTCTCGCGGAAATGGGAATATCTCGGCAATCGTTGTTCCCAGCATTGCGGCCAGAATGAGTTTTCGGTTAATCATGTCGGTCATCATTGCTCTCCTGCTTCTGTGGCGCGATGTGTTGCGCAATCGCGGCATCCAGTGCGGCCAGCAGCGTGACTTCGTTGGCAGCTTCGCCGGCGGCGATCGTCCCGCCAATCGGCGTGATGAGGCCGGCAGGGAAGCCGTTGTAGCGGACGTAAGCGTTAAACGGGTAGACCTTCACGCCATGCCCGTGCGCACAAGGCATGGGCTGCTGGTGGCCGTTGAAGGAAATCTGCCAGTGATCATCCAGGCGGATTTCCAGACAGCCGGGATGCTGGTTCGCCGGGTGCAGATTCATCGCGATGCCGATCTCGCAGATCTTCTGGTAGGCCAGACACAGATCCGTGATCTTGGGTGCGTCTGGCTCTCCATCGAGCCAAACTAGGGGGATATCAGGCATCCGTTACTCCTCTTCCTGCAGGGCACAGCCCCACAATTCGACCGGCTCACCGGTCTTGCTGCTGGTGAACTCGGCCAGCTTTGACCATCCGGAGCGCTCCAGCACTCTCTTTTGCGCCGCGTTGCTGCTACAGACCGTGCAGGTGGCGTAGTCGTAGCCGAGGTCGCGCAGCGTCTTCCACTGGTGCTGCTTGAGCGTGTGCGCGTGCCCCATGCCGCGCAGTTCGTGATAGACGAAGAACCCATGACAATGCGCCACTTGCGGTTGGCTGGGCAGCGAGTCGATTTCATAAGCGCCTTCGGTGAGAGCAAACCTCATTTCGTCGCCTCCCATTTATTGACTCTCCCGGTGCCGACCTGCACCACTTTGCCCTCGGCTTCGATCTGCGAAAGTTTTCGTTTGGTGAAACCGCGATCGTAATCGAGCGACCTGGCGATATGGCACGTCCCGACTCCTGGACATTCGCGCACTTTGGCCAGGACTGCCTCAAGGTGCTGTTGCTCAAGAATCGCTCGCGTCATCTTGAGATGCGCCTCGCGCTTGGCGATGATCTCGGCACGTGCTTGTTGCTCACGGGCCTTCTGCTGATCTCCTGCTGCGACGACAGGGATCAGCAGGGCGATCTGCCCGGCCAGGCTCAGCGGGGAGTGTTGCAAGGCGTTCATTGGCTGACAAAGGTGACGCTGGTCCGGGTCTGCCCGACCGGTACCAGGCGGTACAGCGTGAGGTCGCAACCGGAATCGAAAGCCAGGGAAATGCATTGCTGCTGGGCATTTTCCAACGTGGGGCCGGCGATCTCGGGGACCGGCATCGAGGCGCCGAACACGACGTACAGATCCCGGTCTTCTTCGGCCTCGTCGGCGATCGCTGGCGCTTCGTCTGGGGCCAGGTCGTCAGCAACTAGCGAGGATTCCTCGGATGTTCCCGAAATCGACTTCGGGAACATCGCTTCCAGTTCAGGCGCTTCGACAGCTGGCGCGTCGGCGATCGCTGGCGCTTCGTCGGGAGCCTCATCGGCGGCAACTGACAAGGATTCCTTGTCGGTTGCTGCAGGCGCCGTCGTGTCGACCTGCTGTGAGTCCTCAACAGCCTCAGGCGCCAGATCCCCAGCGGCTGCGGCCGGCGTTTCGGCGACGGGTGCCGCAACCTCAACCGGTGTGGCTTTGTTGGGCAAAGGCGTCAGCTCCGTGTTGGGAAAATTACGCTTGTAATACACCTTCCCGGAGTCGGTGATCTGGTATTCGACAGTGCCGGTAACGCCGCTGATGCGCTTGATCAGGCCGTCCGATGCCATCGGGCCGATATTGCTAATGATTCGCTGCCGGGTATCTCCGGAGGCGATGGCGATTTCTTCTGCCGTCAGCGGAGATTTGAGTATCGATTTCAAGATGCGAGAACGCAGGCTCATTGTCGTTTTCCTTTCGTCGTGTGTGGCTGCTTTGTGGCGCGGTTTGCGTAGTGCTCAGGCCGACATCGATGTTTTTTCCGCAAGCCGGGGGTTGGTCGGGGAGGGTGCGCAGCGGGAAACCATGGCGGTGGTAATCTGCCGCAAGTTGGCCTCGATGCCGATGTCCGGGGCGTTCATGCGGCCGCCTGATGCGTCACTTCGAGGTCTCCCCCGCGCGCAATCCAGCCGCAGAGAGCGTCGTCGATGGATTCGAAAAGCTGCTCTTGGGTGCCGTCGTTGATCAGGGTCACGTCCTCGACAATGCGTGCGTGTTCCTGCTCGCTGGTGTGATCGCTGTGCGCGGTCGTCTTGGCGCCAGGCCGCACGATGCGCCAGATTTGTCCCCCCAGCCGGTGCACCATCTCGGCCTCGTTGACAAACCGGACATCGGATATCACTACATCGATGCCGTCACGCAGCATAGGCCGCAACTTCTGCGCCATCATAATGACCCACAGTTGCCGATGGACGAGATTACGCCCCCATTCGGTGCCCAGACTCTGCAGCAACTGGCGCGGCGATTGGCCGATCCACTCGATCGGGATTTCCTTGGGTTCCGGATCGAAATCGCGCTCTTGCAGCAGGAGCATGGATTTCAGGCCTTCGCGCAGCGGATCCGCAAACGCGGAGTCCTGAAAGTCGTGGAAGTGCTCCAGATATCTGGCGGCGAGTGTTTTGCCCGCCATGGTTTTTCCAACCAATCCAATCAACATATCGATGCTCTCAAAAAGTGAAAATTACCCGCGCGCCATGAACGCCGACCACCCCGGCAGCATCGCCGGCAGCACGGCCAGTTGCCGGCCGTTGGTGTAGAG